CACATCGAGTACAACCAGTAACGAAAGGAGTGCGTTATTCTATGCCTACATGGCACTTAGGATATCCATTTAGATAAATGAAGAAAAAAGTTAAAAACAAAAGAAAGGAGGAAAAAATGTCGTTCAAAAAAACAAAGTTTAAAGTAATTAGAGAGGCTATTCCAAGAAAAGTAGCTAATTTTATTTATCGATACTTTAAAAATAAAAGGCATGTAGCTAGGTTTTTATTTGATCAAAGATATATCTCTCAATTTGCAGAAGAATGGGGAAGATGGAATGATCCAATGATACCTAATACTTATTTTAACTATGCAGATGTAGCTTTTGAAACTGTACTCAATGGTTTGACTGAAAGAATGGAAAAAGAATCAGGTTATAAATTAAATCCGTCATATACTTATGCATGTATCTATAAAAAAGGAGATGTATTATATAGACACTTTGATAGAGATGCCTGTAAAATTTCTGCTACTATGCACATAGGAGACGATGGTACTAAATGGCCTATTTATTTAGATCCAACTGGTAAGGCAGGTAAAGACGGTGTTCCAGTAAACATGGAACCTGGTGATATGCTTATATATCATGGTAATAAACACTGGAGAGAAGCTTTCACAGGTGAAGATTACTGTCAAGTATTTTTACATTGGAACAAAGATTCCAAAAAGAAAGTTGTAACTGGTAAAGATAATACCGCTAAAGGTGGTAAGCATACTAAATTTGACGGACGTCCTTTCTTAGGACTTCCAGCATATTACAAAGGCTTTACATTACCTAAAAATTAGTATATACACTAAGACTGGTGGGGGAAAATACCACCACACTTTCCCCTTCCTTTAATAATCTATTGAAATTCCCCACAATCTGATATAATCTAGAATCAGGAGTTTTATATGCTACATAAAATAGAATTTTTACCAGGATTCAACAAACAAGTTACTCCCACAGGCGCAGAAGGTGAATGGACGGGAGGAGATTATGTACGGTTCAGGTATGGTACACCTGAAAAAATAGGAGGTTGGTCTCAGTTAGGGGAAAATTTTCTAACGGGAGCTGCTAGGGCCCAACACCAATTTATTAATAGTTCAGGATTTAAATATTCAGCTATTGGAACCAATAGAATCTTATATGTTTATACGGGAGGTGTTTTTTATGACATTCATCCTATTAAATCAACAACAACTTTAACGAGTGCCTTTACCACTACTAATGCATCTACCGCTGTAACTATTACATTTTCATCTCCTCATAATATGACTGCGGGAGATATTATTTATTTAGACAATTTTACAACTATTACTAATTCCAATTATACCGCTTCTGATTTTAATGATGTTAAATTCATGATTACAACGGTTTCTTCTTCAACCACCATTACCATTACTATGTCATCTGCTGAAACAGGATCGGGAGCTACAACTTCAGGAGGAATTAGAGTTCAGCATTATTATCCTGTAGGACCTGCAACTCAGCTTCCTGGTTATGGATGGAGTTTAGGACAATGGGGAGGTACCGTTTCGGGAGAAGCTACAACCACACTTAATGGAGGCATTAATGATGCAACTACAACTATTGTATTAACCGATGCATCTCAATTTCCTTCTTCAGGGACATCTTATATTCAAATAGGTACAGAAGAAATTTCTTATACTGGAATTAGTACTAATACTTTAACAGGAGTTACTCGAGAAGTTAGAGGAACAAGCAAAGATTCTCATTCAGATGGAGCAACAGTTACCAACAGCACGGATTATATAGCCTGGGGTGAAGCGGCTAGTGGTGACTATGTATTAGATCCAGGTCTATGGACCTTGGATAGTTTTGGTAAAAAACTTTTAGCTTTAATTCATAATGGTCCTATTTTTGAATGGGATTCAGATTCCACTACTGCTATTTCTACTAGAGCAACAATTGTTAGTGGTGCACCAACCGCATCCAGAGATATGTTAGTCTCGACTCCTGATAGACACTTAGTTCTATTTGGGACTGAAACGACTATTGGAGATGCTGGTACTCAGGATGATATGTTTGTTAGATGGTCCAATAGAGAAGATATTACTACCTGGGCTATTACTTCAACCAATACTGCAGGTTCACAAAGACTGTCCGACGGATCACGGATCATGGGAGCCGTTAGAGGAAGAGACGCCACCTATGTTTGGACGGATAGTGCCGCGTTTACTATGCGTTTTGTCGGAGTTCCTTTTGTATTTGCCTTTACACAAGTTGGAACCAACTGTGGACTTCTTGGAATGAATGCTGCAATCGAGGTAGATGGTACAGCGTACTGGATGTCTGAAAATGGATTTTTTAAATACGCTGGTAAACTGGAATCGATGAAATGTTTAGTGGAAGATTATGTATTTGATGATTTAAATACCACTGGTCAACAACTGGTAAACTGTGGTTTAAATAATCTATTTGGAGAAATATACTGGTTTTATCCTACTTCAGGATCAACTGTTGTTAATAGAATGGTAAGTTATAACTATCTAGATTCTACTCCTGAAAGATCCATCTGGGTCACGAGCAGTTTAAGTAGAACTACTTGGACAGATTCATCTGTTTTTGGAGATCCTCATGGCACTTCTTATGACGCAGATACTGATACGTCTTATGACGTCGTTGGAAATACTGAGGGGAGAACTACCTACTTTAAACATGAAACAGGAACCGATCAAGTTGTTGGAAGTACCACTACTGCTATTACTTCTAATATAGAATCAGGTGATTATGACATAACGGTTACTAAAGAAGGTGGAGCAACCTTCCAAGGCGATGGAGAATTCCTGATGAAAATTAGAAGATTCATTCCTGATTTTGTTTCCCAGACAGGAGATACCCAAATTACATTAAATTTAAGAGATTATCCTAATAGTTCCCAGGCGAGCTCTTCGTTAGGACCCTTTACAATTAGCTCGAGTACGACTAAAGTAGATACTCGTGCAAGAGCACGTGCCGTTTCTTTAAAGATTGCTAATACCAGCACCTCTCAGGACTGGAAACTAGGTACCTTTAGAGTGGACGTACAACCGGACGGAAGGAGATAATGGCTAATATATTAGATAACGCTTTAGCTTTAGGATCAGTTCCTTATAGTTTTGCAAAAGGAATTATTGGTAACCCTTCAGACCCTGGAGCAGTAACACAAGTATCTTTAACAGAAGCTCAAAAAGAACATTTAAATGAAATAGCACAAGCAAAAGGAACGCTTACTGGCAATATTGATTATTCAGACTATGGAAGTCCTACTAAAAGTTTTAGTGGAATTAGTAATATGAATGCGTTAGACGCTTCTTTGGCTACAACAATGGGTGGGACTGGTTATACTACAAATCCTGATGGAAGTATAAATTACACTGGAGGTGAGTATAATTTTGGACATGGTTCTAATAATCCTATCACTAATTTTATTAATACAGGGGGAATAATAGGAGCAGCAGACAGATTTGGTAAAAATATTTATGATTTTATTCATGGTCCTCAAATGAGATTCAAACAACAACAATTTATGAAAAAGAAAAAACAAGACATACAACGACGAATTCGAGAAGCAGATAAAAAAAGAATTGAACAAGAAAAAATAAAAACCGCACAAGATAATTGGAAACCTACATATAATCCAGCTTCATCTCATGCAGAAGCACAAGCAACAGGGGGTGATTATCACAGTGGACATCAATCAACTGTAGATGGACAAACTACTGATTGGGGACCAAATTCAGCTATGATAGCACGAGGCGGTTTAGCTCAGTATGCACCAAGAGGAAGTTATTTCAATGGAGGTCTAGCAAGTTTATATAGACATGGAAGATTTTAATGCCATTTAAATCAGATAAACAGAGACGATACTTATGGGCCAATGAACCAGAGATTGCCAGACGATGGACCAAGGAACACGGAAGTAGAATTCAAAAAGATAATGGTGGAATTATGAGATTACCTTTTGCCAATGGTCTTGATACTACTCGATTATTAAATAAATATTTAAAAGATTACCCTTTAAAAGATGTCTTAAATCTAGATCCTTCTATTTTGAAAACTTTTGAACAAGATCCTAGGCTTCAAAAAGATCCTGAACTAGCACAACGACAAAAAGGGAGATGGGGATATACTTACGCTGGCAGAACTTTGGATCCTCGGGACAAGGAGCTCATGGACTTTTACTTGGGGATGGGTATAAACCCAAGCGATCCAAATCTTTATATTAGAGACCTAGCTAGGTTTGGAGAAGAGACGCAAAACCCTAACTACAGAAAACATCAAGATGATCTTAATAGAAGAATAGCAGAAGTAATCGCGCATGAGGCGCGACA